AAAGTTAGACAAAATAGAAAATCAATTAGATACTAAATTAGATAAATCAGAGTTTCATAAAATACTAGGATTAGTAGGAACAGTAGCCATAGTTATTGCAGCGTTTATGATGTAACTATGTGTATGGTAAAAGAAAAAGAAGATGGTTCGTTTGTACAAATTTGTAATTGTAAGCACGGCAGTGATAACTGCACTAATAACTAGCTTTAGTAATATACTATCATTATACTTAATAAAAAAAGAAACTAGGAGATACAATGGCAATACCTGAACGTGTTAAAAACACAATGCAAAAAGAAGGTTTAAAAGGTGTTAATAAGCCTAAACGTACACCTAGCCACAAAACTAAATCACATATTGTTATGGCTAAAGAAGGTGACACATACAAGTTAATTAGATTTGGACAACAAGGTGTTAAAGGTGCTGGTAAAAATCCTAAAAGTAAAAAAGATAAAGCACGTAAAAAGTCGTATTATGCTAGACATAATGCACAAGGTAAACCTAAATCTAAATTGTCTGCTAAGTATTGGTCACACAAGGTTAAGTGGTAAATAAAAAAACAACTTGTTCGTTTTGCAACAAAACTTTAGAGTTCTTTAAAAACTATAAAGTTTGTAGTAATCTAGGTTGTGTTGAATATAATAAACAATTAAGGAGATATGATGCCGCCAAAGAAGAAGAATAGTTTAGTAGGTAATATTAATAAACGTAAAAAAGCTGGTACTTCTCGTTCTAAAAAAAATTCTACTATTTCTAAAAAAGCTTATTCTGATATGAAAAAAGGTTGGCCTAAAAATAAAAAAAAGAAAGTCAAATAATGCCATTACCAGAAGCTTACGTTAATGCTAGCCCTAAAGCTATGGAGTATTGTGATAATTGCGAATATTACTCTAACAATTATTGCGTTAAATTTAAAGAACAAGTAGCACCATATGGTTGGTGTGCAGTCTGGGAACCAGTAGATGAAATACGAAGTATTAAGAGTTAGTAGCCAAAAAGATAGTACATCAGGTTTATTATTTGAAGTTGACAATGGTAAACGTACATTTCTTTGCTACACATTAGAAGATGAACAACGTGATGTTAAAGTCTGGGGTGAAACTAGGATACCTGCTGGTACTTACAAGCTAGAGTTACGTACTGAAGGAGGCTTTCATAATCGTTATCTATCACGATACGGTGCATCATTTCATAAAGGTATGATATGGGTTAAAGATGTACCTGGATTTGAATGGATACTATGGCATGCAGGTAATACCGATGAACAAACTGCAGGTTGTCTTTTACTAGGTAACTCACAAGAAAGTAATATAGTTAAAAAAGATGGGTTTATTGGTGCGTCACGTGATGCATATACTTTTGTATATCCACGTGTTGTAGCAGCTATTGAGTCAGGTTTAAATGTAGAAGTAGAATATATAGACTATGATGGTAAGCTACCTACACCTGAAGTTTCTAATGCAGCTCCACCAGATATGATACAACCTAAACAAGTTATGGAAAAATTACAAGAGATAAGTGGTGAAGTTCAAATATTGTCTGCTAAACTAGACGGCAGGAGAATGATATAATGCCAAGAAATATTAATTTTAATAGAAGTAGTAAACTTTCAGATGAAGATTTTGGACCTAATGACTACTCAGAAATAACTGATGTAGAAGGTGCTGAAGATTATGACCCAGGTAAATTAGACCCATTAGCTAAACAACGTTCAGAAGCTTTTATGGGACAAGACATTGACTTTAAATTAGCTGGTGCAGCTCGTATTGGCGCTAAAAGTTCTTATGCAGTTGGTCCTATATCAGACCCTACACAATATGGTAGGCCAGGAAAAATGGAAGAGATACCATTTGAACGTGAACAAACTAAAGCTCTTGGTGCAGAACTAGCAGACGAATCTGCAATTGAAGCTGCATTAGATGCAGAGATTGACAAGCTTGATATAGCACAAAGAAGTGCAGACCCTGTTGGTATTATGGAAGCTGAAACTAAAATCAAAGGTTTACAAAATGAATTAACTAAAGCAATGAAAGTAACAGCTACTAAAAAAGAAACCTTTGGTGAAGCATATGAAACACAGTATTTAAAAGAAACAATATCTGCAAGACTTAAAGGTAAAGTTACTCCAGAAAATTTAGAGTTAATGGCTGAAGATGTTAAACCATTACCTACTACTCCTAAAGGTAAAGGACCTGGCATTAAAGCTGCTGAATCAATTATTCAAACAGGTTTATATCCTAAGAAATTACCAACAGATAAATTAAAATCAGGTGAATACTCTCAATCTAAATCTAGTATGAAATCAGTTAGTATTGAAAGAGAATTAAATCAACCTAAAGGTATTGATAAAGCTGCAATTGATAATACATCTCAGACATCTGGTAGTTTAAGTGAAGTTATGGCTGCACGTGAAGGAAAGATAGACCCTATTACACAAAAACCATACAAAACTATGACAGGTGTTACTAAAGCTGGTGATATACAATTAAATAAAATGCCTGAAACTTCTTTTCCTACAACAGAAATAGGTACAAAAGGTGATTTTTATTTTAGAGAAACAGGTCCTACTCCTTCTGAATCATTAGCATTTCAAGAAAAACGTATAGCAGAACGTAGAGGACAAAAACCTACAGGTCAATTTCAAACTAAAAAAGTTTCAGGTACTAAAGTTAGTTCAGTTACTCCAGATGCTCCTAAACAACAAGAGTATTCTGGTCTAAAAGAAGCTGACAGTCCTGAACTTAAAAAATATGTTGATGAGTTTAAAGCTGCTGGCCAAACATCTCAAAGGGCTTTACGTAACGCACAACGTATGATAAAGCTAGAAAAAATACGTGGCAAAGGTAAAGGTAAAGGAAAATTACTTACAACACTTGGTGCTGTAGGTATTGGTGCTATACTTAGTAAAGACTTGGAGAAATAATGAACGCAGAATACAAAGCAATATTAGAAAAAACAATTTGGACATTTGTTGAAGCATTTATCGGTGCATTAACAGTTGCTCCATTAGTAGGTTTAGATGTTAATGCAGTACAACTTGCTGCAATATCAGGTGCGTCTGCAGCTTTAGTAGTAATAAAAGAGTTTGCTAAAAAACAATTAGCAAAACCTGTTAAAAAAGTGAGTAAATAATGCCTAAAGCAAAACCGCCAATTAAAAAAAACCCTGAAGAATACATTGACTCTTATAGCAAAATGCGTACAAAACTTAATAGTCCTGACCGTAAAGATTATAAAAGAACTATTGCAGGTAGAGGTGATACTCATGCATTAGATGGTGGACGTATTCCTGCATCTGTTACTCTTAGTCCGCTATATTTAAGGAAATTACAAAAAGCAATGCAATATAAAAAATCAAAACAATCTTTAATTAAATCTTGGGAAGACAGAAACCCTGCTAATCAAGGTACAAAGTTAAATCCATAATGGCTAAAAACGAAGTAGGTCAAGGTTATGCTGGTCTTGGTAAAAAAGAACTTAATAAACGTATTAAACAACATTCTGCTTTAAGAGCTAAAGCTTTTTCTACTTATACTCGTCAACAAAAAGATTATGAACAAGCAATGAAACTTGTAGGTGAATTTGGTAGTGACCCATCAAAGAAAAAAGCTGTTGATGAAGTGCATAAGTATGGTGTTGAAGAAGGTGTTAAAGCCCTTATGAACCTACAAAAAGTTGGTAAATTATCTGAAGGTTTAAGAAAACTTAAAAAAAATAAATAGTCGTCAGCTATTTTCCTTTATACTCTCTCTTTAAAAAACCTTGTAATAAGTCCCTTATAGCTTTACTATGTCCACTTGATTGCCTACCATCATATATGTCATGATGCCATTTGCATAAGATAGCCACATTATTCATATCAAACTTACGTGACTTACTACCACCCATACCTATACCTTGTATATGAGCTAGCTCTAACCATTTATTATCGTTACAATATGCCCACTCACAGCGTCCTCCAGCCCTTTTAAGAGCTTCTTGACGCATTTGTGACAAGTTATCCATTGACATTATACATACTATATTTAAGTGTAATTTCTTCTCCTGCTTTAATAGTTCTTAAAGGGAAGAGATGATTAACACCTTGTTCTGGTGATTGGTCCATACGTATTACTTCGCAGTTAGGTGTATCACTATGGTTAATAAAACCACCTAATGGTGTTCTATATATAAATGTATCACCTTGTACAAATACGTGTGTGATACCTAATGAGCTAGCATCGTCAGGATTTTTTACTTTAATTTCTTTATTGGTAAATAAACCTAAACCTTCTATAGGACTTTTTTTTATAGTCATATACTTTGGTAAAGGTTTATAAGTAGGTTGACTATCCATATATTGTAAAGTATTTACCTGAAGGAAAGTCCCAAGAATATAGTATATCTGACCAACGTACACCTTTTTCTTTTACACTTTCACCTTCATATACTGCATTAGAAACATACATAAACATTTGTGTACTACATTTACCATCAACAAAACCTACACCTATAGGTAAATCAAGTATCTTTTGTAAGTAACGTAATGTATTTTCATTTACTTTACCTGCATCTACTCTTGTAGCTGGTCGCATTTCGTGTTCAATATCTAAAGGTAGTTGTGCATTAGTAGCTAATGTAACTCTACGTGGGCATAACCTTGCACCTTCTTCTAATAAACTACTAAGTTCGTGTGTAGTTTTTATTTCTAAGTTCAATGTTTCTTTATCAATACTGTATGAAATCCATACAGGTGTACCATTTTTATTAGTACCTAACAGTCTTCTACCACCAAATGTATCAATATTAGTAGCATGTTCTTTCATTTCTTTATTCCATTTGACAAAAGACTTTCTAGCATTTGATACTTGAATACTCATATCACTTTGTTTTGTAGAATAATCTGTAAAATTATTCATTATTCCTCCTCTAAAGTATTAGGTACTTCATACCCATATTGGTTTTCAAGTGTGTGTATTATGTTAATAATTTCGTTCTTTGCAAAACTACACTCTGTTCCTCCCTCGCCAATAATCATTAGCAATTGTTTTACTACATATTCAATCATTATTCCTCCTCTAACTGGTTTAAATGCCAGTTGTAATCTGTTACAAATTTATCCATAAGAAAACGTAGCTTAATCATATTAGGTGCTACGTTAAAAGTATCACTGCCACAAGCTTGGTCAAACTGTTTTGCCCATACTTTCATAAACTTTGGATTTGTAAATATATTTATTTTTGTAATATCAATTTTTTCTTTCATGATATTTCTTCTTCTAAATCTGCTATACAACTATCGCAGTACTGTACTAATTCAAAATCAGTCATATATGCTTTACCACATATAGTACAAGTTACGTTAAGTACTTCATCTAGTTGTTTACTAAATTGTTTATTAATGTTTTTATATGCCACTAAGTGTCCTTTCTGTAATATAACAATTCATTATTAGTTCCTTTCCAACAATGTTTACTACTGTTCCAATGATGCCAACCATCGTTGTACACCAACCAAGCTGCGTATTTAGTTGCAACTTGTGGGTTAGTTCTATTACCCATTATACTTAATTTAGATTTTAACCAAGACCAAGTATTGTCGTTGAATTGCCAGAGTCCGACATCCTTAGAGCCATTTGTATTTACTCCTACTGCTTCAGCTATTCCTGAGCTTTCGCAGTATATTATATTTAGAGCTTTAAGAATGTCTTTCTCGGCAAAATATTCATCGACAGTATCGTGCCATTCAATAACATTATTTATTTCATATTGCATATCACGACACGATTTATACTCTGTCAAAGAGTTGGGTGTAAGAGCCAAAGGGATAATACACCCAACGATTACTTCTATCATTAGCTAATGGTAGCAGCTTTCGATGAAGGTAATTTAGTACAGTAGTAATGTACTAAACCTCTCTTCTTAGAAGGCAAGGTAGTAATTTCATAACCTTCTGCTCTAAGATTATGTATTATTCCACCGAACCTGTGGCAATGTAGTTCTGCCACAAACTCCCAGTTACTAATTGGGTCACTATCCATAAACTCGGTAAATACCCAAGCTATGAGTTGTGTCTTTGATTTAATATATGCAGGGATTTTTACGCCCCTGAAATATTCTGGTATCATAATTTCCTTTCCACCTTTAGAATTGTTCGATACCCCATTCTTTAGGTATGTCAGAGTTATCTAACCACCAAGACTTACGCCATTTACCACTATGACCACCGCATATAGCAGGGTCATTGGTAGAACAAACGAAGTCAGGTGACTTGTCACCCTTTTTGCTTTTACGATTATCGTAGACCATCTGTCCACAGAATGGACATTTAAGGTCATCACGATAGCTTTTAGCTTCTTCCATTTTATTTACTATATCTCCTACAACTCCAGATAATTCTGGATTACTATTGTCTGGAGTAATGTCTTCAACTATATCTGCTTCCACGAGTATTTCAACCTTGTCATCTAAAGACATTTGGTCTAATGCACTAGGAATTTTAGCTTCCATAGTTCCAGATAATTTTTCTAACATAGAAAAATATTTATCTAGTTGCTCATCACTCCAGTATGTTTTATCATTTGGGAATTTTTTGACACGTGCATAATCATTAGCTTTACCAATAACTATTTTACGTTCATCAATATCTTGAATATGTTCAGTTATACCTGCAACAGTTGTAGCTATGAACTGAATATTCTGACTCATGATAAAAGACTTGGATTATATCTACCCATAAATAACTGACCTGTAGGTAACATTATTCTTCTAAATTCAAATCCTTTAGAATTATATTTTTTGTTATACCTTTTGTATCTTGTATGTAATTTAGTAACTTTTCTACTTTCAACCATATCAAGTACAACCCATTTGTTTGGATTGTCTGTTAATTGCTGGGCATAATTATCTTTCTCAAAGATAGGTTCTTTCTTACCAGTTCTTTGAAATGTTGATTCAGGTATTTCTGTTAATACCTGTCCTACTTTATATTCCATTTATAACTCGCTTTCCAAAAACAACAAATTGTTTGCCATTTCTGTAGGTTCTAAATGCATATTCGCCATCATACTTTTTGCTCCAAGAATTTACTCTTGCATAGTATTTAGTTATAGCTGCACTTAATGCTGGTTTATCTAAACCTTCAATGCTAACTACATCCATAGCAACCCATTTATTAGGTGACATATCAAGTGTATCTTTATAGTCATCTTTGAATATGTCATATCTTTTACTGCTATCTTCTGGCATAATATCGTCAGGTATTACCTGACCTACTTTATATTCCATTATTTTCCTTCCTCGGATGCATTAAGAATGTCATCCATGATTGATTCCATACGTGCTATATCTTCTTTAGTAGGCTTGTTTTCTTTCTTACGCATATCAACTTTAGTTACTTCAACTTGGGCATCTTTATCTGCCATTTCTTGAGTGTAACCATCAGGTGCTACAGAAGTAGCCTCTTCTTCTGATTGCGTAGAACCAGACCATAGCTCTACTCCTAAGCCGAACCTCATACATGCACGTTTAAATGCATCAGACTCAGCATCTTTTAAGTTAGTACCATCATTAAACTTGGCATTGCCTAGCTTGAAGGTATCAACATCACCGAAGCCATCGTAACTACCCATACCTTCTATGGTTATAGTTCCTTTAGCACCGACTATTCTTTTCTCTCCATTGTGCATACCATATACTGGTTCACAACTCCAAGAGTATACAACACCACTATCACGTAGTCTTTCTACATAATTAGCGTGTGGTACATAGTCCCCAAACTTACCTGCTGGTGCTTTACGCACTAGTTCAGCTGGAAAAGGGGATAGTAATTCAACGTTATTAGACATAACATTCCTTTCTTTATAAGTCGTTTCGTGTCGAAGGACAACGAAAGGACTTATAAATTATTCTTCTTCTAAGTTTAGTAAGTTACGTAAATTAGTTACACCACGTTCTACTGGTAGCAACTTAACGTCACCTTGGTCATTTATAAGTATAAAGTATGGCTTGTCGCCTAGACCACTATACTCAAGACCACTAAGTTTCCACTTAGACTTGACATTTATATTGTCCATAATATACATTATAACTATACTTTCTATAGTTTTACAAGGTATTCAGCTGTAACTCCATGATTAGGTTTAGCAAATAACAACCATTGACAAGGTCTGCCCATGCTTGCTAGCTGCTCTAATGCATATGTGTTATAGCTTTCTGTACTTCCATTAACCCATAAACGTACATCATTAACATACATTGTAGTAGGTGTATGAAAGTGTCCAGCAATAGCGTAATCAAAGTCAGGCATTAAACCTCTTGATGCTAATGCTTTCCAACCTAGTAGTTTTTTACCAAAACCATACCAAGGGAAACCACTATGGCCTCTAACATTATCGCCATGCCATACAAAGAACTTACATCCTTTGCCTACATCTGCAATATCAAACCAGTGATTATCACCTGTACTATCAGGTATACTCCACTTGATACGTTTTTCTTTTTCATATGTCATTGACATTATTTTTCCTAACATTCTGTCAGCGTTACTGTCAGGATGATAGTCTTTTCTAGCACGTCCACCTAGTGAACCGTGGTTACCAATAACCCAATGTACATCTACTTCTTCAAAGTTTGCTAGTAATATGTCAAAGAACTGTGTCATTATTCTAGGTCCATCTATTGTTACTTGGTTGTATAACGAAGCATCAATAAGATGTGTTTGACCTGGGAATATAAGTTCACCTTCTACGATATCACCAGCTGCAAGTACAACACATTTGTTAACTGGATGAGAGTATCGTTGTACATTTGTCAACTCAACTATCTTATTTGCGTATGCAATGACACGCTCTTCAGCTACTTCTGTGTTATAATCTGGCGTTACTTTTGCTAACTGAATATCTGATAATACAGCTACTGCAATTTCTTCATTTTTATTTTTCTTATGAAGTATTGGCTTAGGAATTTTAGGTTTATCCCAAGTTCGTAAGTTAGTAGATACTGCATCGTAAACTGCTTCAATCATATCAGCTTTTTTATTTTTAGCTTTCTCTAATGATTTAAGCAACCTAACATTATCAGCTTTAAGTTCAGTTACTTTTTGCGATTCAGCTTCAGCAAATAGTTTATCTAATTCTTTTTTATTCATTAGAGTCTGCTAAATTCTGAAAGTGATTTCTCACTGCCGATTCGCTGATTTTAATACCAAAGTTTTCTTTCAATAATCTTGAAACAACATATGGTTTTAATTGTCGTCCTGCGATAACACGTTCTTCACAGCCCTGCCAAAATGGTTTAGCTTCTTCTGTAATTCTATCGACTATCGCACTACGTTTCCCTGTTTCTGCTTCTGATAGCAGTTCATCGATATTCATAGTTTTCATTATATACATTGTATTTCATTATACAAGTATTTAACTGAATGTATTTCCGCTGGATAGGCTAAACAGAAGTGAAGAGTGCGCGGGGTTTCCAGCAAACGATGAACTGATGTAAAGCCTGAAGGCGGAATTACATGAATGTGTAAGTGTAGCAGTGTTCACTATGGGTTGATTGTTGAAGTTGAATGTTTACCTGTCCGGAGTTCTCTTCCGACTCTATTCTGCTACTGTAAAGGCTTAACTTTTGTGAAAGGAAACAAAAGCACAGTTGCCTGTAGACCTTTACTCCTTACACTATAACACGTTTAATTTATAAGCGTGTTCCTTTACTTCTTCTATGTTCTTTAGATTAATAATTTTGTTTCTGGTACAGGTATTTATAACATCCTTTATTAGATTAAAACCTGTTGTATTACCAGACCCACCGAATACATGCATATCTGATACCCATATTCTACGTTCAGGCATTGATGCAAGCCACTGCAAAGCAGGGCCATCAACAACATTACCTTTACCTGAATGTTCATTTAAGTAATCTTCACTTACACGCATACCATTCTTAGCAATAATACGTAAGTTACCGTAATTACCAAAGCCATTGTACATAGCAATAGTAACAGCAGGTAACAACTGCATTATTTCTAAAATATCAGAGCCATTAAACTGCATAGAACCAGATGCATCAATAAGTATTGTGCCACCTAATACATGTTGTTTTTGTTTAAATATCTTTTTATCTACACAATAACGATGTATATATTTAGGATTGTAACCATACTCTTGAGGTCTGTACTGTCTTCCGTTCTGTAATCTGCCCTGTAAATTTACAGTCATTACTGGATTATGTACTGTCATTTCACCCCAATAACCAACACCTGAGCTTCTGTTAAAGCTCTGCATTTGGTCTATTAGTTGTTTACGCATACGTTTTTCCAAGTCCTTTGCTGTAGGACCTATACCTCCAGATGTACTTTCTTCTGTTTCTGACTCTTCACCTTCAGAACCTTCAGCTCCATCAGTACCTGACGCTGCACTAGGCTGCGCATAAACCTCTTCAGGTTTATCCATAAACATGTCAAGTACTGTTGATAGTTCTTGTGCTACTTTTTGTACTTTTCTGTAAGATACTGTTTCTGAATACGTATATCTACCACCCCTAGTAAGCAATTTATCGAAAAAATATCCAATTTGATTAAGTGCAAATTGTAGTTCTTCTTGTCTTACTGGTGATATTTCAGGGTTTGTAATAGCGTGTGCCATTATATCTTTGAATGCTCTATACTCTTCACCACGTTTAAATCGGTTTAAATGAGATGCATAACTGTATTTATGATACTTTCTGTTTTTATCGTCTGCTTGATAATATTGATGTGTTTCATCAATTCTATTTGTAACCCAGTTACTAGCTAGACCATACAACATAATTTCAGTTATACTACCTTCATAGACTAACCTTGTAGTTTGCATTCTTATAATATCTATACAGCTAGAAGGTTCGTTAATACCAAGTCCATTAATAAACAATAAATAATTAACTCGTATTTCTTCTAACACTTCTATTGCTTCTTTACGTGTGCCACGCATTAGTTTACCCATAGTTTTAGGTGACCATTTAGCAT